ATGTCGATCGATGCTGGCGAGAAATCGGCGCGACTGTCGTAGCCGGTGAATTGGTATCCAGAGGTGGAGAGGTACGTGTGACCGCTCATCACGAGGTCTCTCGGGTAGTCAGTGAGGTAGACCGGGCTGCCCGATACCGGCACGATGCGCAGACAGAATACCCGGTAGCGGTAATCGGCGACGGTGGATTTCATGGGTTCAGCAACTCAATGATGTCGATCGATCCGCAATCCCGGATGGCGATGTCAATGGCCGTGATCTCGATCTGCGAATGGAACCGGCAGGGGAGGTCGAACTGGCAGCCGGCGGTGATGGTGTCGGTGAGCAGCGGCGCCGGGGAAATGGTGATCAGGCCGGTCGTGGTGTCGACCGTCAGTCCAGAAGAGATCGTCGCGCCGTTTTTGGCCGCGACGACGGTTCCGGCGACGGGTTTGTAAATGTTGCGCCAGGGGTAACCGACCCCTGCCAGGGCCGTGCCGTTGGTGCCGTAGAAATTGCGCAGTTGGTAGATGCCGGTCGCCGAGCTCGCCAGCACTTCATCAGTCGGCGTCGGCGTTCCGGTGAGATTGTTTGTGCTGAAATCATCCAGGCATTTCACGCGGAAACCGGCGAACTTGCCGTAGGCGCGGTGATAGAGGGCGATGACGCGCGCCCAGAGGTCCGCCTGGTCGGTCGTGAAGTTGACGTGGAACGAGCGTACCGGGAAGGGCTGTACGAGCTTGCGATACTCGGCGCCGCCGGCCGTGGTGGAGATCTGAACGATGTAGTCGTCGGCATAGGACATGCCGATCCGGACGTCGATCGGGAGACGCTCTTCGAGAAAGCTAGGCATATCTTCTGGCTCCTGCCAGTGCGGCCATGGCTTCCCGTGCGCCCTGGCCGGCGGCCCGGCGCACATCGGGTGCATTGCTGTTTCCGTTGACGTGCACGGTGATCTGGATCGGCTGGCCGTAGTTGCCGGTGTTCTGCGATGCCGGAATGATTCGCTCGCCCTGGTGGACTTTGGCTAGCATGTCGCGCGGCACGTAGTCGGTCCCGACGTCGAAGCCGAACAGGTTGCTGAAGAATCCGCCGATCCCGGAAAGCAGTCCGCCGGCAGATTTGCCGAGCCCTCCCGAGTCGATCCAGTTTTCGGTTGCTGTTCCGGCGCCGGCCATCGTCGGCGACCCCATGCCCAGCAGACTCGACAGCCAGCCGCCGCTGGTGGGTGTTCCGACGGCGCCGAACAGCCGCTTGCCGAGATCGGCGGCGACGGCATCGGCGATCATCCGCTGCAGCATCACGCCGAAGGATTTCAGCATGCCCTGGACGCCCTTCTCGAACGGGTTGAACAGGAAGTCGGCCATGGCGCCCTGGATGCCGCGGTACGCGCTGGTGAATTGCTCCTCGGCGGTCTTCGCGGCATTCGTGGCGTTGTCCATGTAGGTGTCAAATGCCCGCTGGGCGCCGATCTCATAGGTTCTGGACAGGGCATCGTTCTGGCGCAGGATGGCCTCGGCGTCCTTGGCCGCGGCGTCGGCATGCTGGAGCATGGCGTCCCGTGCCGCGTCGGTCAGCGGTTTTCCGGACGCCTCGAGCTGGTTGATTCGGGCCATGACTTCGGCTCGCCGCTGCTCGCGCAGGACGTGGGCCTCCAGTTCGATGCCGTAGAGACCGATCTGCCCGCGCGCGTCGAGCAGCCGGCGGTTCTGTTCCTCGAGGCGGGTGCTGTAGTCCTTCACCGATTTTTCGCTTTCGGCGATCTGGATTGCATCAATCTTCTGCAGGGCCGTGGTCGCCGAGATTTCTTCTTTCCAGGCGAGTTGCGCCGCCTTGACCTTGAGCATGACGTACTGGTTGCTTTCGAGCCGGGCGTTCATCTGATCCAGTTGGTCGAGGAACTTCTGATATTCGCTCGCCTTTTCTGCGGGGGATGCCGGTGCGCGTCCAGAGGAGCGCTCTTCTTTATCGTCCGGCTCGGACTTCGGGTACCACTTCTTGCCGGTCTTTGCTGGATCCGCGGCCGATCCGGCGTTGAAGTTGTCCGCCCCCCAGGCGAGCGCCATCGCCTTCGCGTTGCGCACCGACTGCGCGACGACGTTGTTTCCGAAGGCATCCCAGCGCTTGCCCAGATCGTCTGGAATGGCCTTGAGATCGTTCCACGCGCCCTCGACGTTGCCGGTCGCTGCCTTGGCAATGGCGCCGACGACGCGTGAGACCACATCGCCCATGGCCTTGAACGACTGGATGACCGCTTCCGAGACGATATAGGCCACCTCCTTGAGGCCGTAGAAGATGCTGACCAGCGTCGCCATCGAGTAGCGGAAAGCGTTCACGACGTACGGGAAGCCTTCCTTGAAGAAAACCGCCAGGTCGGTGAGAATCGGCATAATCTGGTCGGCGACGGCTTTCTTGAAGCCCTGCGACATCAGATCGCTTTCTCGGTTGAAGTCGGCCACGGCCTTCTCGTAGGCGGTCACGGCCTCCTGCGTGCCGGTTCCGATGATGAGGTTGTATTCGACGAGCCGCTGGCCGGCCGCTTCCACCTTCTCTTCGGTGATCGACAAGGCATCATTGATTTGCTTGTAACTCCCCATGCCAATGGCCGCCGCGGCGGCATTGCGGTCGTAGCCTTCCGTATAGGAGTCCAGAACCTCTTTGGCGTTCTTCAGGATGTCCCGCTGCGAGAGCATTTCGCCATTCGCGTCTTTGTACTTGACGCCCAGGCGGTCGAGTTCTTCGGTGTTGGTCCGCGCCGCGATGGACGCCTTTTCGAGCGTCGAGACATAATCGCCGCTGCCGACGCCTGCGGCCTTCAGGGCTTCGTTGAGCGCAGAGGCGTGGTCTGCGGTCAGGGAGAGTCCTTCCTGCAGTTTCTTCACTTCGTTATTGAGCGCGATGACCGAGTCGATGTTTTCCGACTGGTAGGAGTCGCCGGTGAACAACCCCTCGATGAATCCGACCGAGGAAGAGACGATCTTGTACGCGGCATAGATCGCAGAGGCCGCGGCGACGGTGATGCCGGCGGCGAGCGCCACGCCAATGAGGATCAATTTTGCTTTGACGAACTCTTCGACCTTTTCCATCCAGGTCTGTGCGACGACAAGCCCGGTCGCGAAACCGGCGCCCATGGCTTCGGCGATCTTTTCCTGCCAGGACTTGGCGTCCACTTTTTTGACCGCTTGGTTAATGCTGTCAATGGCCTCGGACGATTTCCCGGCAGCGCCCATAACGCGATCGTTCGCCGCTTCGAAGTCGCTCGCCATCTTCTGCGATGACTGGCCGGCCGCAGTGGCGGCTTGGTCGAAGGCCGTCTGGAACTGGTCGGCGTTGGCGGCCGCCGCTGACATACTCGCTTCGGCGATGTCGGCAGAGCGAATCATGGCCGCTTCGAACTTGTCGACGCTGGCGTTGATTTCGATGTTGATCAGGGAGAGCATGATTTACTCCGGTGGAATGCCAAAAATGGCCGCATCGGCCCAGGCGGCCAGTTCTTCGTCGGTGAATGGCCGGTCATCGGATGGATCTGCAGCAGTCTCTGCCCGTTCGAGGTAGGGCATGAAGTCTGCCGGAAGCGCCGGATCCGCGCCCTCGGCGCGCAGCTTTCCGGCATAGTTGGCGATGGTCGAAGCGACAATTCCGGCACGGAGATCCGCTCGGTCTTCGCCCCACGGCTCGATCTGGTAGTACAGGCACCACTCACAGAATTCGGCATAGGAAAGCGTCGACCGGAGTTCCTGAATCGTCCGCCCCATCGCCAACGCGAGGCGGAAGAGCATCCGTCGCTCCGGGCTGGCCCTTAGTTTTTTGCGGCGTCCTCCTTGACCGAGAAGCCGTTGACGGCCATGACGGCCGAGACTAGTTCGCCAATCCGGGACTGGGCCGACGCGCGCAGGGCCGGCAGGTCGGCGGCGCTGAAGGTGGGTTGGCCGGTGTCATCGACGACCGAGGCGATGACGAGCAGGAATCCGAAATCGGCTTTCTGCGCTTCGGTCTTGCACGCCTCGCGAATGTCGGAGACTTCCGGGGCGCTGAGTTCGCGCAGTCGAACGGTGCCTATACCGGGAATGTCCCGGTCGATGATCTTGGGCGAGAAGAGCGCGAGCAAGGCAGATTTGTCGAGGGCCATGAGGTTTCCAGTGGGTATAGATCAGGAAGAATCAGCCGCGGAAGATCGGGCCGGTGACGACGATGGTGGCGGACGCTCGCAAGACTTTGTCGACGCCGGCGACCGGTTCGGTGATCTTCTGTACGAATCCCTGCCAGGCGCGAATCTTCAGGCCGCCGGGGTAATACTGCTTGAACACGACGACGGCTTGAGCGGTCCGGGCAGCAATCAAGCGCAGTTGCCCGGCGTCCGTATCGTCCGTGTCATACGTCAGCGAGTAGTTGCCCATGTCCTGCAAGCCCTGGCGCTTTTCTTTGGCGGTCGAGTCGAGGTTGCTGACGTCGATCACGTTCGCGGTACCGCCGTCCGGGTTGAAATCGATTACGTTGCCGACCTTCGAGAAGGTCTGCGGCGTGGCGGTCCCGGTCGTGCCCGCCGTGGCAAAGCCGGATGAGTCGATGGCGACCGTGAAGCTCGGACTGGTGGCGGCGGTGACGATGCCGAGCAGGCCATTGATCTCTGGCATGCCGGTGACGGCGCCGAAGATGACCACATCGCCCACGGCGAGGGTATTCGTGGCGGTGACGACGGCCGAGGTCGATTTGGTGATGCCAGTGATTGAAATGGCTGAGCCGGGCGTGCCGGAGACGTAGAACTTCGACTGCTGTGCTACTTGGGCGGTGGATGGCATTTGCGGTGCTCCATAAAAATGCCGCCGGCTGGCGGCGGGTGAGGTTCAGAGGGTCAGTGATACCAGAAGGAAAACTCGTAGATGAATCCGTGCAGTTCGGTGTCGGATTCGTAGGTGCCTCGGCGGCTACGCTGCACGCCGGTGAGCGTGCCGGCGGCAAAGGCGGCAGCAATTGCGGTGGCCACCGCTTCTCCTGCCGTCTTTGCGCCCAGATAGGTGGCGTCCCAGATCGTCACCTGGTAGAGGCTATTCTGGATCGGCTGTCCGTCCGAGAGGGTGTTCTCGGTGGGCGTGACGATTTCCGTCAGCACACCGTACGGGCGGATGACTCCCTGTTGGGCCAGGTTGTAGTGCAGACCGCCCGTGAGCAGGGGGTGGATGAGGTTAAACAGCGTGCTCTCGATCATTTGCTGCTCCAGGTCTGCGCGATCAGCTGCTCGATCTGGCCGGGGAACTGCTGGCGAAACCGTTCGACGACCGGGCGGACGAACGGTTGCGCAGCGGCATGGCTGGTGCCGTATTCGACGTGCGCGGCGTAATCGACGGTGCGATTGCCGATGGAGATGCGCACCGTCGATCCCTTGATCCCTTTGGCGTCCATCACTTTGACCGAATCCTTGAGCGCGCCAGTCCGCTCTGGACAGGCGGCGCGTATCTGCTGGGCCAGCTGATCGGCCAGGGCCCGCAGTTCGGCCTGCAAGTCCTGTCGTTGCGCGGCGATCGAGACCGCGATCCCCGTGCGAAATTTGTCGACGCCGATGACTTGCGTTTTAGCCATCCACCAGCCCCTCG